GCAGAACCAGCGATCACAACCCGCTACGGTGAGCCTTCCACGGCTGAAGAAGGCATGACGGAGACGTATGCTGAGGTAGAATTTGAAGTCACAGAAATGATCCACGCTTAGGGAGAACCATGAAGTACAAATACGAAGGTACAGATGTGCGCGTGTTCCCTACGCTGGGGATCACTGTGGCACCAGGCGATGAGTTTGAAGCACCTGAAAACTTTGACGTGCCTAACGTTGTACCGACAGGCGCAAAAAAATCAACAACAGCAACGTCTGCCGCGTCAGACACAACATTAGGAGAGTGAAATGTCAGTACAAAATAGCGTACGCAGTTTTATAGGAATTGCGAAAGAGACAACAAAGGGAACTGCTGTTGCCCCAACAGATTACCTGCTTGTTCAAGCAGATAGCCTCAAACCAGCAGACATCATTGATCCACTGTACGACAACGGACTTCGTGGTTCGCTTGTTGAAAATTACAATTACATTCCAGGGCGCAGTCGTTCTACTTTTGATTTCAGTTCATCAGCCTTTCCTGACGGAATTGGTTATGCGCTGACTGGCATTCTCGGATCTGTTTCAACAACAGGATCTTCTGCACCTTACACGCACACCATTTCTCTAAAGAACAGCCTAACTGCAGCAGCAGACGCTCAGCCACTCTCGTACACGCTTACTGACTTTTACGCAGCAGCAGTGCGCGCCTATCCAGGTGTTCAATTCACGGACTTTTCATTAAAGTTCAATGCTGACGGTCTACTTGAATATGATGCAAAGACAACAGGCTGGCTTTCAACAGCAGCCTCAACCCCAACACCTTCATTCAGCACAGTGCTTCCAACTCCAGTCTGGGCAGGCACAGTTTCAATCGGCGGTTCAACGGTAAGCAATGCTGTTGAGGGCGAAATTACTATGAAGCGACCAGTCACACCTGTTTACGGTATTGCCAACACGCAAAACCCTTACCAAGTATTTTTGGGCGCTTTGGAAACAGAAGGTAAGTTTACTTTCGCAATGGAAGACAACACAGAACTTACCCGCTACCTTTCAAACACTCAGCCAGCAATTGTGCTGAACTGGACACAGGGTTCAGGTGCATCACTAACTCAAATCCAAGCCACACTTACAAAGGGTGCTTACACAGCAGCAGTGGTTGAGCGTGGAGATGACTACGTGCAGGTGTCTATTGAGTTAAACGCTCAAGGAAACACTACTGATGCAGGTTCATCAGGCGGGTTCAGCAACATCAAGTGGGTACTTCAGAACGCTAAGGCGTCAGGTACTTACGCATAAATAGATCCAAGCATTGGGGTGGTCAGGTTGATTGTGAATTGCCTTCCACAATCCCGCACCCCAATGCCCTATCTAGTATGATTTAACAAACGAATTAGGGGGCAAAATGTCTAAAAAAATAACACTACCTTCAGGTGCAACTGTAACCCTGAAAGATCCTTCAACACTGCGCGTCAAAGATCGCAAGCGCATTATGCACGTCACAGATGAAACTACAGGTGGAGATCTGTCCAAAGCAATGGCGCTAACAGATGCTTTTCTTGCAATGCTGATTGAGGATTGGTCATTTGACCTTTTGATACCTTCAATCAAGATTGACACGCTTGGCGAATTGACTATGAACGATTACGACACACTTGTTGATTTGACTCAAGACGCACAGCAATCCTTATTCCCAAAATTGGGGCAAAGTGAGGAAACAGAAAAAGACCCAAAAGCCCATACCGACAACTTGAACGCCTAAAATGGGTGCTTGCAGGGGGTCAAAGGCATGAAGATTTTGTTTACCCAGATGAACAGTTTTATTACTTTCAATTTGCCAGTCGGTTCGGGTGGACACCTGACCAAGTAGATGACCTACCTGCTGCAATGGCTGAATGGCTGTTAGCAATAGGATCTGTCGTTGATAGAGTGCAAGCAGAAAGATCGGAGATGTAATGGGCGCAGTAGTTGTACGCAATCTCGCTCAGGTACTCGCTGGACTTGAAGTGCAGGAAGACAGACTTGAACGCGCTGCTCAAACCGCTATTGCAACTGCTGGTTTTGCTATTCAACGTGAAGCGCAAAAAAATGCTAACACGGGAACGCACAAAAAAGGTCAAGGTCACATTTCTGGGACTGGTCCAGGTCCAAACGTAGTCACGGGCGCACTGCGAAGATCCATTAGGACTGACGTAAAATACGGGTTTGGGAATTACATTGCAGTTGTCGGGGCAAGCACAGAGTACGCAAGGGCTGTTGAATTAGGCTCACCAGTCTGGAAGAGTGGAGTAAAATACCCTTACCTAGCGCCTGCCGCTGAACAACTGATCCGCAATGGATCTTTGAACAGAATTTTTACGGCAGCATTTCTTAAAGCAGTGAGGGGTTAGCAATGAGCAACGCAATCCCGCCAATTATGGTGCAAATCGCCGCAGACGTATCTCAACTCAAGGCTGGTTTGGCTCAGGCTGAAGCAAGCATAAAAGGAATGAACAGCAGTGTTGCTACCGCAAATACAGGTATGCAAAATATGATGGCAAGCGCTAAGCGCATGGCAGCAACAATGGGTGTGGCGTTTGCTGCAACTCAAGTTGTTCAATTTGGCAAAGATGTAATTATGTCTGCCAGCAGTATGAATGAGTCTATTTCCAAAGTAAATGTTGTGTTTGGTGAGGGCGCAGGCGCGGTTTTGAAATTTGGCGAAGGTGCAGCAAAAGCAATGGGTATGTCTAATCAACAGGCTATTGAGGCAGCAGGAACTTACGGCAACCTGTTTCAAGCATTTGGTATTGGTCAAGGCAAGTCTCAAGAGATGTCTACAAGCCTTGTTCAACTTGCTGCTGACTTAGGATCTTTCAACAACACGTCTACTGATGAAGCGCTGAATGCTTTGCGGTCTGGTTTGTCTGGAGAGACTGAGCCACTGAAGCGCTTTGGTGTGGCGCTAAATGAAACAACATTGAAAAATAAAGCATTTGAAATGGGCTTTGGCAAGATCAAGGGCGCAATGGATCCTGCAATCAAGGCTCAGGTCACATACGCATTGGTAATGGAACAAACCAAACTTGCTCAGGGCGATTACGCGCGTACAGCAAGCGGTACGGCAAACACAATGAAGACTCTTGGCGCTCAGTTTGCTGATGCAAAAGTTGCAATTGGTGACGTGCTTCTACCCGCTTTTAACGGGTTGCTGTCGGTGACTGGAATGCTTATTCCAATTATTCAAGGAATGGCTGATTATTTCAAAGAGAATTCAGACGCAATCAAAATTTACGCAATTATTATCGGTGGCGCGGTTGCTGCACTTTATTTATACAGAGGCGCTTTGATCGTGGTAAAAACCACTCAGCAATTGTTTACTTTGGTTATGGCGCTCGCGCGGGGTGCAACCCTTGCTTCTATTGCTTCAACGAATGGATTGGCTGCTTCAATGCTATTACTCAATGCCGCAATGCGGGCTAACCCTGTCGGTGTAATTATCACTGCACTTGTCGTACTCGGTGCAGCGTTTGTTTGGGCGTGGAACAAATCTGAAACCTTTAGAGGCGTAGTTATTAAAGGCGCTCAGATGATCCTTAAAGCGTTTGCGTTCTTGGTTGAGGGAGTGGGCAAACTATTTGGATTACTGGGCAAAGTTCCAGGTATGGGTTGGGCAAAATCAATTGCTGGTGGCGCTCAAAAAGCGGCAGATGCTATTAAAAAAACTTCAGACGGTCTATCAAGTCTTAAAGACAAGAACATCAAGGTTGGCGCTGACGCTAAATTTGGCGGTGGTGGCGGTTTTGATGCAAACAACAAAAACGGGACAAACAATAAAAACGGCACAGGTGGCAACCTCAACACGGCTGGCAACACAGGCGGATCTAAGAGCGACACTATTCAGTATGTGACTGTCTACGCTTCAAACACAAACGACATTGCCAACAAACTGGCTAAAGCAGCAAAAAATGGAAAGCCCATAGGTAATAAATAATGAATGACTATTCAGTTACTTTTAACGGGCTAACCATAGGCGCAAACACTTCATACCCTATTGTTGCTATTGAAGGTTTGGGTGGCACTGCACCTTTGCGTATTCAAGATGACAACCGTGGATACATTGACGGATCGTACACTGGACGCGATTTTTACGATGAGCGCACTGTGTACATTGACGTGATTGTATTGGGAAATAACAGCACCACAGCGCAGGCTAACTACAAAACCTTGCAGCAAGCATTTGCGCCTCAGTCAATTGGGTATTACAACGATCCAACAGGGTATACGTCTTCCAGCGAGCAGTTGCAGTTGTTTCAATTTCGTTTGAACGCCAATACAGGCGACAAGCGTATGTACGGGCGCTCACGCGGTTTGGTTACACCTATCACCCCTGATTTTACTTACGGTTTTATCCGCACTCGCATTCAAATGTCATTTCCAGATCCGCGTTATTACGATGACGCAGGAACCACAGTCACAGGCACAATTGCAGGTTTCACTAACAACGGTTGGGCAATCAGTTGCCCTACTATCAACGTGACTACTTCAGCCACAAGCGGTGAAATAACCAATGGAACGCTCGGATCACCCAATGACGGTTTTACGCACATGTACTTTTCTAACGTTGCTTCAGGACAATTGATGAACGTGGATCTGCTTTCACGCATTGTTTATTATCAAGGATCTCCAGCGCGCAACGTATTGACGGCTGCATCTAATGGCTGGTTGCAACTCAACCCTTTGACCAGTTCAACATGGCGTAGTTCAATTGGATCTATGAGTGTGACTTATAGAAACGCGTATGTGTAATGGCGCAAGAAGAGTTTAGGTATGTAACCACTAACCTGTATCAGTCAGGATCTACACCAAATCCGATTATTTCTGAATTGCCTTTTACTGGCGTAAGTTTTACTCAGCAGTTAAACTCAGTCGGCACTTTTCAAGGTCACGTGCTTTTGTCAGGCATCAATCCAAGTGCAGCAAACGCCTATAACGGCACAATTCCTGGTAAAACAATTCTTTGGGTGCTTTACACAGATCCAGTGCAAGGCGTAAGTATTCCTGTTTGGTCTGGCGTGATTTGGCAACGAGAATACGACTCAGCCTCACAGACTTTAAGTATCACGGCTCAGGAAATGCTAAGCCTGTATAACCGTCGTCGCATTAGCAGTACCAAAGATTATTCAGTCAATCCTTCAAACGCTAACGGCTACGATCCAATGTACATTGCCTATCAGTTGATGCAATACGCTGAAAGTTTAACTCACGGCAAAACGGGATTAACTTACAACTCAGACACAAGCCTTTTCAAAACAAAAAAGTTATACGAAGGCTACGAATTGAAGTCTGTTTATCAAGCAGTCAAAGATCTTGCTGCTTCATTTTTTGATTTTAAGATCTCGCCATTGGTTGATGGCAATGGTCGCCTCATCAACAAGTTCTATTTAGGGGATCCGCTTGGCGTGACCTATAGTTCTACAAACAGGTATTCCACGGTGTTTCAATTCCCTGGCAATCTAATTGAGTATAAATTCCCAGAAGATGCTTCAGGTGCAGCAAACAAATTGTACGGGTTGGGCTACGGATCTAACAACACAAAGATTGTTGCAACAGCAATTGACTCAAGCAAAATTGGCTCATCAGGGGATTGGCCATTGTTGGAAGACTCGGCAAACTACACTGACACGCGCGGTCTTCAATTACTCAAAGACATGACACTGGGGCAACTCAACGCCATTTCCTACCCACCCACTACTGTTGAAATTGTTATACCAACGTACGTGGATCCAGTGTTCACTTCATACAACATTGGCGATCAGGTGCAGTTGAGAATTCAAGATGACTACTTCCCAAGCACTACCAGCCCGTATTACGAAACAATGCGTATTGTTGCAATCAGCGTGTCACCTGGTGAAAATGGTCCATCGCGGGTTACACTCACCCTTACAAGGTTGCTGTCTACGTTTGGAGTGGTTACATAATGGCATTTGTAAATCTTCCACCTAACCTGCAAGACATTTTTTATAGTATTACTGACCGTGTTGCCAAATTGGAGACTGGTCCAAATGAGGCTATGTACACGGCGGAATACGCTCAGACAATTGCTTACAGTGCCGCAGATCTTGCGTTGTATTCTCAATCAGTTGCAACCACCGCACAAATCCAAGCAATCAACGCTGGAGTTGCAGCAAACGCGGCAGCATCTCAAGCCACCATTGCTCAAACCCAAGCCACTATTGCCTCAACTCAGGCTACAACAGCGCAAACATCGGCTAACGGCAAAAGCAGGGTTTGGTATTCAACAGGCACTCCAGGAACTACTGCAAACAATGCTGGTGACATTTGGTATCAATATGGAACTTCAGGCACTTACGCAAACAAAGTTATAGCGCAGTGGTCAGGCGCAGGCGGTAATTCTTGGACTTCAGTAACAGTATCGGGTCTAATCATAGCCAACATTGACGCGGGTTCAATTACAACAGGAACATTAGACGCAATTGAAATTACAGCGGGTACTGGATCTCAAAAATTTACAGTCAGTTCAACTGGGTATATGTCTGCTCAAGGTT